CTGTTCAGGCTGAGCATCCTTCTTATGCCACTTTGAAAACCGCTTCTTCTTAGTGATAGAGTTCTTAAGGAACTCAAACTGCCACTGGGTAGGGATCTGGACATGCATGTTCATCTCATTGGCATATAACACTGTGTCTGGAAAGAACGATAGGCCACGATTAATCATGAAAGGAGTATAGTCCTTTGAAGCCTGAGGATCTTGGAATAGATCTTTCTTATTATCGTTTATAGCATTTAAGAAATCAAACGGGGTCATTAAAATCTACCTCTTTCACATTTGCTGGTTTTGCCATGAATGATGTATTAGGATGTTTCTTACGTAAATATTCAACCATCTCATCTTTACTATTACCATATCCTAAGAATGAATTATCCTTTCTATCGTATGCATATACTCGATCTTTAATCTTGATAAGGTCTATATCTACGACTTTTATTTCAGGTTTTGGTAATGGTGTATTAGCTATACTTTCAAGCATGCCCTTCATCCTAATATTGATAAGTGCCCTTAACATTATCCAACCACTAACAAATCCTATGATAACGCCTAATATGATTAGTCCCATTATTTTCCTTCGAAAGGTGGTGTGCCGCCTGCTTTTATATACTCATCATATGAGCGCATCTTAAGTGTATGAATATTAATTGCGGTCTCACGAATGTTATCCATCTTGTCACCAGCTGGATTTGATTGTATAAACCCACGTTCTATAAGATACGTTGCTTTATCCCAATCATCAAAGTCGTACTCTCTGTTCTTTACTTCATCTTGCATTGTGCCATGACCTCCGTAAGTGCAGCCATGAGATTAAGTTCATGATCTGCAACGAACGCAGCCTTATATTGATAGTCAGCAAGGATTAATACCAATTGTGGTATACTAGCTGGCTCCAAGTTAACTGAAGCTGTGTCGTATAGTTGTCTAAATATATTTATAGTCTCAGAATCTCCGTTCTTGGCCACCCACTTACGAACTTCCGTGAAGTTCTTATCCTTCATGTTCTTAAGTAGTTCTTTGAATGAGTCCTCAGTCATGTTGACAAGGATACCAGAGTCGATCTTACCTGACACTGAATATCGTTGTAACTCGTTTAGTACACGCCTCCAATCGGGGAAGTGTTTAGTGACCAGCTCTGCTACCACTTTTTGATCAGCATCGATGTTCTCTATTTTAAGGATACCCATCGTACGTTTAAAGAATGCACCAGCGATCTCTGCCTTTTCTACATTCTCTATCTTAAAGTCAATCACACTACATCTTGAGTGGAGTGGTTCAATGATACGGTTCTTATAGTTACATGTGAAGATGAAACGACAGTTGTTAGAGAACTCTTCGATGAAGGCTCTAAGTGCTGGTTGTGTTGAGTTTGGATTTAGATAGTCTGCTTCGTCTAGTATAATGACCTTCTTTGAGTCAGTCAATGATACTGTTGAAGCGAAGGACTTGATCTTGGTTCGAAGGACATCGATACCGGATTCTTCAGATCCGTTTATCAAGAGATACTCGGCTCCTACTTCATTACATAATGCTTTAGCGACTGTAGTCTTACCTACACCTGCAGTACCACAAAATAAGAAGTTTGGCAACTCACCCGTTTGGATGAACTGCTTAAACGTTTCTTTTAAGTTCTTAGGTAAGATACACTCATCTATTGTTTGTGGACGATACTTCTCCACCCATAAGTATTCTTGCATGATAACTCCATAATATAATTAAGCTTCAAATGTTGAATCTGCTTCAATTGCTACATAGTATACTAGATCGCCTGCGCCTTTAAAACGCGAGATCTTCTTAGATGAGATGGATACATCATAGTCACCTGGTATCATCTTAAGGTTTTCAATCTTTAAGTTTACTTTAAACACAGATGTCGTAGTACCTAAGGTATAGGTGTATGCGTTAGACGTTGCATTCTTCTTATCACCAACTACCACGTTGATAGTTGATCCATCACCCAACAGTGCTACGTCCGTAGACTTAAGGATAGGTGCAGTTTTCAGGATCATAGCTAATACGTTTGCTTCAAGCTTGAAGTTGATCTCTGCCTCGGGAAATACGATCTCTTTCTTAGGTACAACGATAGAGTTTGGTGCTGCAGCAAAGTATTTAATGCTGCTGTTACCTTGTTTCACTGTCACTGTCTTCTCAGAGAATTCAAGGTCTGGATCCTCAAACAATGATAGTACAGCAAGGAACTCATTCACATCATAGATACCGAATTCATTAGGGAATGTCTCGGTCACCGTAGATGATGACATGATGGTGTTACTTACCGCGATTGTAGATAGTGTATTACCTGGTTTAAATAACAGATTATTATTAATTGAGGCATAGTTTTTAATTAAGCCAAGGGTTTCTTTACTTAGTTTCATTCTTCAAATTCTCCTTCATCAAGATCTAACATAAACATAATACAACATAGTGCATGAGCCAAATGGCTTACACCGGTTTCAGGATCATTTACTTCACCTGCTTTATACGCCCATAGGTGACGCTGTGCTGCATCAAAATACCTACGAGTGCCATCTGGTACTCTGCGCCAATTATCTGGCTCATACTTCTCTGCACCAAATGTTAATACTTTAACTGTCTCGCGTAATGCAAGAGGTGGCAATAAACCATATTGTAGTTTACCACCATCAAATTTACGACCACCTTTATGGTCAGTCCTTTGAGATTCTTTTAAGATCTCAATAGGTTTACCTTTACCTAGTACTGTCATATGGTCTCCTCTGTTTAGAGCTCTCAATTGAAAACTCTAAAGAGAGGAGGCATTGCGCCTCCTCATACTGACTTACTAGAGTTGATACTCTTAGAATGCTGAAGCACCTAATACTGCATAAGCTGCAGCGATCATCTTACGTGAAGGTGTACCTAAAGTGTAACGCACTGTTGGCTCACCGTTCCACATTTTACCAGAGTTAGCATAAACTGAATAACCCTTCATACGTAACTGACGAACAGCTTCGTGTGGATTTGCAAGACCAAAACGTGCAGTGATTTGTTTAGCAGTTACAGTCTTACCTGATTTAAGATATTTGATTAATGATGTTGTTGCTGACATACTATTACTCCTTGAATATGCGACATTACGGGAAACACGGATAAGATTGTCGCTTGTCTTACCTGATACTGTACCATTATACACTAATGGCGAATTAAAGTTAAATAATTTTTTGATAGTTTTTGTTATAGTCATAATATATTACGGTTTTAAGCCGTATTCCTTGATCACATTGTTTAATAATGGTGAAAACTTTGTTAAGTCTATCACCGCTTCTACATTTCCACTGAGATAATCTTCTATCTCCGATTCAGTGGGGATCGGAAATCCATAGATACTTTTTAACTTCTTATTCTCTGCTACGATCAGCCAGTTAGGATATCCTAACTTTGGTCCACCTACATCCCTCAGGTCCATCATTATCTGGTGATAAGACTTAATTTGACCTAAGGTTATGTCAGTCTCAGTATGATTGAATTGCTTCATCACCTCAATGACATACTGCTTTTGTGTAGGTTTTAATTCTACAAATCTCATGGTGTTACCGTCTGTCCTGCTGTCGCAGCATTATAAGCATCAGTAATAGTATAAGCTGCAGCATCGCTTACATTAGGATCCACTACTACCTCTGGCGCTGGGTTTGATATCTTATCAAATACATCCATAAATGCTGCTTTAGTTTGTGGATCGAATCGATTACAGCATAATTCGATTGCTTTTTCTTTTTTCTTAAATATACTAAATGCTCGTACGATATGAGTCATACGACGTGTTGTGATAGTCTCGTCTACACCACCATCTTCGAATGTACGACGGATAGCATCAGCCCACTTAATAAGTGTATCTGCAAATTCTTGATCTTCACACTCATAGTGCTTCATAAGGTTCTTAACGATCTTCATTTCAGTAGCAGCGTTAGGATATTCTTGTTCGAATGTCACCGCAAAACGTTCTAAGAATGCTTCGTTAAGTACGTTCGTACCGATGTATCGGCCATCGTCTGAACCTTTACCTTTTGTGTTAGCTGTAGCAATTATGTTAAAGCCAATAGCTGGAACGATAACTTCGTTCTTAAGTTTAAAGTAATAAGGCTTGCCTTCGAGGATAGGTTGTAAACACAAGAGTGTGTTAGCACTACCAGCATCGACTTCGTCAAGCAATAATGTGTAACCATTACGCATCGCGATCAGCACAGGGCCTTCTACGATCTCTACGTTACCATCGACAAGTGTCTTGGCACCGATGAGTTGCTCTTCGTCAGACATCATATTAAGGTTAACACGAATGAGTGGCTTTTTAAACTTAGCGCAAATCTGTTCGATCATAGTCGACTTACCGTTACCCGTAGGGCCGGAAATATAAGATGGATAGAAAAGTCCAGCTTTAATAATCAACTCAAGATCCGTATAGTTGCCGAATGGCACATAGTTTGGATCCTTAGCTGGGATTAAAGTTTCAGGTCTATCAAAGTTTACGATAGCTTGACTTTCAATTTTTACTGGTGTTTGCACTACCGATAAAATTGGCTTTGGAATTATTGAAGGCACTTTCACGTTGTAAACACCGCGCGCTGCTGTACCGGCA